AATGTTGTTTCAACTGTTTCTTTAGGTTTACCGAATATATGTTCTGCAACAAAGATTTGACCTCGTTGGCTATCTAATAAATCTACTACAAAACTAATCTTGTTGTCGTCGTCTGTATCTTTACTATAAATCAAACTAAGCGCTCTCAAAAATATAGCATTAGCTTTTAGTTCTTCTGCCTTTGTCTTGCGTCCTGCTGTCTTATTGCCTCCGTTAAATTTTCTTTTATCTTCCATAATCAAAAAAGTAATCAATATTGATTAATTCTCACTATAAACCATCTCGTAAAATATCTTACTACTTACCTGATTCAATTCAATTTGTTTTACATCACTATAATAAACCATATAGGCAACATCAGCAACTTTCAATGTTGCTTTAAGTTTTGCCCATTCTTGTAAATGCAACTTATCATTTATTACTGCAATGTAATATCTCATTCAGCAGCATCTTCATAAGTTAACATAACTGTCTTTAACTGGTCTACCATATCTTTCAAACAACTTGAGCAGTTAGAAGGCTCGTTTCTTTGTTGAAATATACGATTATAAATTGCTAATAGTTGCGATTGGTCGGATGGTATTACCTGATTCGTTTTCGTTTCAATCCATGCCTTTAGCCATTCGTATTCTGTTTCGGTTAAGCATAAAGGTTTCCTATATGGAAAAAATTCATTTAACTTTGCTTTACGTTCATCACATTTGCAGTCTTCACCTAATAAGAATTTAGCTATCTTATCTATTCCGGTAGCTTTTAAAACGGATTCTACTGTGTCTCCTAATCCAGTCGCTTGTGTTTTTTTTGGTCTTGCCATATCTATATAATTAAATTTTTGTGTTTTTGTTTAAAGCAGTTCAAAGTCTCCGTTGATATAATCCTCCCAATCTTCACCTACATTGTCTTGTATCTTTTCTTTGCAGTTTTTAATGGTATTAAATATACTGGATAAACTTATCTTTGTTTCAGCTGCCATTTTACGCATTGATGTTTTTTCATTGCGATAGACTTCGAATAGCATTTTATCGTACCAATGCCAAGAATCAATTTCCTCTACTATTTTTAGTTCAATAGCATTCTTCGCAACCAACATCTCTGTATTATTCGACATTTCCATCATATAAAGATTTTCTAAAGATACATACTTGATGCGTTTAGTTTTATTAATGTGCTGTAAGAAGGTGTTTTTTAAGGATAGCCACATATATCCTTTGTTAATTTTGCCGTTTGTGAATAGCTTATCCTCGCTGCTCCACTTCAATAGGTTTATATATGTCTCCTGAACAATATCTTCAGCAAAAAAGTGTTCACCAAAAGAGTGGACAAAGGCAATCCACTCCTTATGATGTTCAACTACTCTATTAATCCAAACCAATTTATTTCATTTTTAGTAAATATACTATAAAAATAAATAGAAATACCTTGCAATTGTCAAATATATTTATTAACAATTTCATTTGTAAATCAGATTCATGATATTAAAGACTGTCTTCCCGTTGATGCCTACCTTTCCGTTCAGGTAGTTTTTCATCTTATCGGGGTTTGTAAAGTTAATTTCCTTGCAAAATCTCCAAACGCTTATGTTATTGTCTGCGATGTATTGCTTGATGTTTGATATGAATTCTTGTTCCATTGTTTTAGTTTTATGTTATTAATCTCGTAAATCAAACTCAAAGCAAACTGACTTATCGTGAATTGCTTTAAATATTTGTTCATATTCAACTTCCTTTAGCACAATATTCATTGCGTCATCTTCCATTTCTGATATCATTATGTCTTTTTTAATAGAATCCACAACAATTGTTTTGTATATTTGGATTCTCGGTCTCGGACTTATCAATGTTGGCGGCTTTTTAAACTCATGTAAGCCAATAGTAAAGATTGAATCTCCTTTTATTAACCTTACATCCAATCCGCCCTCTCGCATTGTTGAATAATCGTAAGGATTCACGCAAGAAACTAAACCGAGCTTTGAATACCTGAATGGTTTGTAGCCTATTGACATTAGATATTGTATCATTGTTTAAATGTTTCGTTATAGTATTGTTCTGCTTTAGTTATATAAAAAGAAGCTCCAGTTCCTTTAAATTGTTCATCAACTCTACCATTAGAATAAGCATCTTCAATCTGCTGCTTCTCTATTTCTTTTGCTTGTTCAATATCCGAACTGTGCAAAATTCCATTCTCTGCTAATGTTTCTACTAAAAAATCTACTGCTGTTTTCATGATTTTCTTGTAAATGTTGGGTCATAATTTTCAATACCTCTTAAATAAGCATCTTTTAATTGCTGCTTCTCCATTTCTTTGGCTTTTTGCAATAGCTCTTCAAACTTTTGATTTGTTATTAACTTACCCCCTTTGATTTCTCCTGCAAACCATTCTACTGCTGTTTTCATACGTACATTTCATTTAACTTTAACAATGCCATATTCAACTCGTGATTCAATTTCTCCGCTTCCTCACGTGCAATTCCAACCCATTCCTCAACTGTTTTAATGTTAGGCTTTGCTTTCGTGCCTAAGTCAATTGGTGTGAATAATGTTATTGCAGTCCACCATAACGGCTTAACTAAACATTCAGGGCGGTACGATGCAAAGTAAAGTATCTCTAGCTTTGGATTGACCGTGAAATAGTGCAAGCATTGGTGTATGTTGTCGCTTGGTATCTCGTTTGCTAAAATTGTTGATGTGTGCTTCTTAGCACCAGGACACTTGATCTCGCACGCTACTGTGTCGTCGTCTGTTATTCCATCCGGTGAAATACCAAGTAACGGAATCGATACGCTCTGTAAGAATCCAACTTCTTTAAACGATACAAATACTTCATTGCTTAGTGCTTCCCTTGCATACGGCTCAAGCTCAATTCCTTTCTGCATATCAGAGGATATATAAGACTCTTCCGCTTCATACTCTTCAATGCGTTGAGAAAGCAATTCAATCAGTAATGTATCGGATTTAACAAATAAACCTTTCGATAATGTGCCACCGATTTTGCCATGCTTTAATTCATGCCATTCGATAGTGCGTTGTTCTATATTGTGTCTAATCATGATTTTTTTATTAGTTGTTTAACTTGTTTGTAATGTTTTATAATTGATTGATATTTTTTGATTTTATCATCAACATAACTTTCCGCAACTTCTTTAGCTAGTTCCCTATCGTTATCGATTCCAAAATCACTTTCAGAATAAAAAATACCTAATAATTCTTTTGCCTCTTCTTTTGCTTTCATAATCCCTCAAGTGTTAATTTTTGTGTAGCTGTCAACATGAAATCAGATACCAATTTCTCCTTATCGAATTTACCGCTTTTAATAGCTTCTAAGGCTGTATTAAATCGTTCATCTGTTATCGGTTGTTTCTCCTTAATTAGTTGCGTTGGCTTAACTCTAATCCCTCCGACTTGTTTCCCCATCATTTTTACTGATTCATCGAAACTTAATTCGATTTGTACACCAATCCAATTACCGATATTTCTAGATTCGGCGGAAGTCATTTTCTTTTGAATCTTTACGATTGATGCAATGGTCTTTCTATTAATAGAATTGGCAACCATTGGTTTTACATCCTCTTCAAACTCTAGGAAGTAACCATCTGTTTTGTTTCCTGACACGTCAACTCCGGTGCTGTAATATGCTTCCTTGATTGTTAGAACGCATTTACCTTTCTCGGTGATAATTGTTTCTACATCGATCCCTGCGATGTGTGTAGACTTGCGATATTTCATGCAGTCGATATTTTCTTGCTTCATCTTATTTTATTTTTATTAATTAATTTTCTAACTCACTATATAATTTCTCAGTAATCCGTTCTTTAACTGACTCGGATAATAAGTCAATAATATCATAGTCGCCAACATAGACAAAGTATAAACGTAAATACTCAATATCTGGCGTTTCATGATATTCGCCGGTGTTGTCCCATTCGTAGTGCAAATCCATTGCTACTCCTTCATGTGTAATTTCTCTTGTATACATCCTATTTGTTTTAAAGTTTTAGCAAAGATAAGAATAAATATTAATAGTAACCTAATTTATT